TACAATACCTATAAATAAACACTTGACAATGGGTGCTATTATTGATATAATAGTTACTTAATTGAGAAGAACTTACTATGATTATAGCATATTTACACGGATATAACAGTTACTTCAAAGAGAACAATAAAGTCAAAGCACTTGAACTCTTAGGTAAAGTAGTCGGTCTTGATGTCGATTACAACAGAGGTAACGTCCTCATAGATGAAGTCAGTGATTGGGCAATAAAAGAGAATGTTGATCTGATCGTTGGTTGTTCTATGGGTGCTTGGCTAGCGTCTCATGTCGGTGCTAGTATTGGTGTTCCAGTAGTTATGTTGAACCCCGCAATGACTCCTGCTGTTTCTCTCAAGAAATACGTAGAAGTTACAGAGAATGCGCTAGACTTTGGTGGTCATCACATGTTGCCAATTGATCGAAGCATAGTTGATGCTTATTTTCCTATCGCTACGAATGCTTGGGGTCTAGTATTGCTAGAGAAAGATGATGACCTTTTCAACTACAAAGACAGCGAAGACTATTTGACTAAATACTACAGAGTGATTGTCAGTGAGGGCGGTTCACATCGTTACGAGAGTTTAGAAGATCGCCTCGAAGACATCGAATATTTAGTAGAAATGTCAGGATTGAACTATGGGAACGAAGAACTTTAAAAGCTTTATAAACGAGCGGTTCATTAATGCTGTTGGTGATAGAGACGTAGAGTTAAAGACACAGTACGGTAAGCAAGTCTTTGATCTGCTTCAAAAGTCGTATGCCTCTATAGGTGGACTCAAGAGTAGCGGCTTTGAAAGCGTAGACGCCATGATAAAGAAGATTCCTATGTGGAAGATGATTGTCAATAAAGGCACTGTAGAAGCAGTGATATTATATAAAGACAAAGGTGGTCGTAAGTCTGTAGCAATGGGTAGCACTGGCTCTGACTACGCTAAAAAACATCTCAAAGGCGTATTAGCAAAAGACATCACTCGTTCATATGGTGAGAAGAGTAAGGCAGCATTGGGAGCATTGATGAAAACAGTCCCATGGAAAGTACTTGAGCCATATGTACAAAGAGCAGACGCAGTAGCGAAACTTTCTGACCCAGACAGTGTAATGACTATAAAGGACTATCAGAAGAATGTTAGTCGTGATTTACCATCTGATGCAGTCAAGACTTTAGAGAAATATCCAGAACTTAAGCCATATGGATATTTCAGAGAATTAGGTGACAGTTATATATTTAAAGTAATGATTGGTTCGCCAGGCAAAACAATTAGATAATTACTTGACAGCAAGTAGTTATGGTGTTATAATAGACGCTAAAGAAATTCGTAGAAGCATAATGTAAGAAGTTTGGACTTGGGGGCAGCACCCAACAGCTCCACCATAAGGGCACTTCATTCTGAAAGGAATCAACATGGATTGAGTGAAGTGTCTTTATGATGGGGCTGAAGCAGATTCGACAAGCAACTGAAATTATGTGGAGAGTCAGTCAATGCTAAAGACTGTAAGGGTTGGGAGTTCCCGGCTAAAGAAGCAAACAGATAAACGCAAACGATAATTTTGCACATGGTGACTACGCTCTAGTAGCATAGTCTGACCGGGGTTGGGCAGTTCCTAGCAACAGAATACTGTCACTGATGACTATCGCACTGATAGTCAATATAGGAGGAGCATGGCATGCCAGAGCACAAAACTCTAAATAGCCAGGACTAGCCCACCTTTATCGCATCGATATAAACGGGCCCTTATCTATTACATCATTGAAAAGGATCTATATTATGACTAACAGTATCATCATTCCCTCATCTGAAAAAGATCGAAAAAGAATCAAGACTTGTATGGAAGAAATTTCAAACTCATATCTTAGACAGGAAGCAGAACGCACATTCGTCAAAGAAGCGATTGATGCTCTAGCTGATGAAATCGATATTCCCAAAAAATACTTGAGCAAGATGGCTAAGATTTTTCATAAACAAAACATGTCTGAGCTTGTGTCAGAACTAGAAGACCTGGAAGCATTAATCGATACTGTATCTACATAAGGAGAATCACACATTAACACTAAAGCTGAAGAGTTGAAAGTTGAAGCACTGGGTCGTTTGAATACTGAGCGAATAGTGAACGATATATCCGACAAAATCAAAGCTGGTGTGCCATACATTGATGCAGTGATAGATTATGCTGAGAGAAATGGTCTAGAAATAGAAGTAGTTGGAGACATAATCAGAAAGTCACCTATGCTTAAAGCAAAGATATATCGAGAAGCAGAAGAGTTGAATATGGTAGAAAGAGTCGCAAGGTTACCAGTTTGAGTTCGTCTGTTTATTCGACAAGGGATGCGTTTGAAACTTACGTGTACTATCTAGCACTTAAGAGACACTTCACATCTAATTACGACTTTGTTAAATACAATGGAAAGGTAAACGCTCGTGTAGATGCATTTGAGAGACGCAAAGATAAGTTCTTTTTCTTTAAGCTATCAAAGAGAAAAGATGTTAAGAATTTTATTCTAGCAAATCTCTTACTTAAACCTGATGCGTGGGCAGGATCATTAGTTGATAGCCCTGAAGCAGATAAAGTTTATACTGAGTGGTCAAAAAGACAACAGTCATTGTCTTACTTATTTAAGAGTGATTTAGATGAGCTAGATGATGACTTTAACTCTAACATTATTGTAGAGAATGGACAGTACCCTAGAGTGCTATCATTATACAATAAGAAAAGAATAAGCATAGAGTCGCTCGTCATTCTTGACGATCTGACTGGATGCTTTAAGTACTGGGATAAGAGTATTACAGATACTATAGTTTACCCCAGTATAAATAAGACTGTCAATAACTACAAACCTTTTATAGATTATGATAAAGTGAAAATGAAGAAAATAGTACTTGACAAATACAACGCAATATAGTAAAATACATCGCATACGAGAAGTAATACAATCGTAATAAATCGCTAATAATAGCACAACCAATACAGGTATAAAAATATGTCATTTGCATCACTCAAGAAAAACCGCGCATCATCCTTCGACAAGCTAAACTCTCAACTAGCCAATATGGACAATAAGAAGAAGTCTTACGGCAACGATAACTATTGGAAAGCAACTGTAGACAAAGCCGGCAATGGCTATGCTGTCTTACGTTTCTTACCCGCACCAGAAAATGAAGATATGCCATTTGTTCGCTACTGGGATCACGGCTTTCAAGGTCCAGGTGGTTGGTACATCGAGAACTCTTTAACAACTATCGGTCAAGATGATCCAGTATCTGAGTACAACTCTAAGCTATGGAACTCTGGTCATGATGAAGATAAAGAGCTTGCACGTAAACAAAAACGCCGACTTAGTTATGTCGTTAATGTTATGGTAGTATCAGATCCGTCAAACCCAGATAATGAAGGAAAAGTCTTTCTATATAAATTTGGTAAGAAGATCTTTGATAAGCTAAACGATGCTATGAATCCACAATTTGCTGATGAAGATCCTATCAACCCATTCGACTTCTGGGAAGGTGCTGATTTTAAATTGAAGATTCGTCAAGTAGAAGGCTATCGCAATTACGACAAGTCAGAGTTCTCTTCTCCTGCTCCACTAACAGATACAAGTGGCAGTGCATTATCAGATGATGGTATGGAAGAAACTTGGAAAAAGCAACACTCTCTAGCAGACATTGTTGATCCTAAAAACTTTAAGTCTTACGATGAACTGAAAACTAAATTGTATAAGGTTCTAGGACTTAATAGCAGTCAACACGCACCCAGCAAGACTGCTGAGGAAGACAATGCGGGGATGGACTTCGCGCCTAAATTTAAAGAGCGATCTGCACCAGCAGTCGCTGAGGCTGAAGCCCCATCTCCAACTACGTCAGAGTCTGATGATGACTCTCTTGATTTTTTCAAGAGTTTAGCTGAAGACTAATATGACTAGTCAAAACTCAATATAGCGAGTTTATGGGGAGACAGATGCGAAAGCTAATGTCTCCCCTTTTTATTACATAAAGTTAATGTTAAAGTGGTTGACTTTCTTTCTAGCCATGATATAATAGATACATAAATTGAGATGAGAGAGAAAAATATGAGTAAAGTCTTTAAAGTTTTGAATAGAGATGTTAGCATTCGAATCAATCGAGATAACATTCCACCTAAGCGTTTTGAAGTTACTATCAACAACGAAGTCTTTACTTACGGTTA